GTTCCATTAGGAGAGTTAAAAATTCTATCTGAGGAACGAAAACTAATATTTGACCAAGAGTTAATGTCATTTGCTATGGGTAACGCTGTAACATTAGAAGATACTAATGGTAACAGAAAACTTTTGAAAAAAAGAAGCGAAGAAAAAATCGACAATGTTTCCGCATTGTTAGACGCTTACGTAGCATACAAATCGCATAAAGAAGCATTCGAATAGGAGACTGAAATGCACAATTTTGATAACGTAGATAATTATCTTGAACACTTTGGTAAAAAGGGAATGCGATGGGGTAAAAAAAGCGCCTCTAACTCTTCCTCGGAACCAAAAGCAGAACCAAAACTTAAAGGTAGAGCAAAAACTAAGGCGATTCAGCAAGCGCGAATGAATACTTTAATTAAAGCTCGTGAGGCTCAACTTTTAGAAGATAGTGCTGTAGTTGCAAAAAATAAAAAAGAATTTGACTATTATAAAAAAGCAGCTGAAAAAAAATACAAAGAACTTGCAAACGATACAGACTACAAACTAGCAAATAAGTCAACGCGAGGAGAAAAAGCTGTAGCTGCTCTGTTCTTAGGAACTGCTGCGGCAACTCTTGCCTCAACTATATATAACGCAACACAGAGCTGAATAGGAAAAAAAATGAACAACTTTAGTAGTTTAGAATCATATTTAGAACACGCAGGTGTTAAAGGTATGAAATGGGGTCAAAAGAAAAATGTTACTACTGCTGGATTTAGTAAAGCCGGAATTCTTAGTGGTTATAAAAATAAAAGTGGACAACGTGTAAGCGGTACCACCGTTAGACTTCAAAAAAATATAGATTTAAATAAAAGAGTGGCAAGCGGAAAATCAGGTAAACTTGATAAACTAAGATTTGCATCTGGTATATCACCAATCGCCCTTGCTCGGGCTAAAGGGAGTCTAAAAAAAGCCGCACAAAGAAAAGTAGATAAAGGCGCAGCATTTCAAAAAAAATCTAATGCTGGAGAAGCTAAAGTACGAACCGCTATATTAAAGTTTGGATCTAATGTTAGAGTTACTGATTTGAACTATAAAGCATAAGATAACATAAATTAAAAATTAGGAGGTGATGATACTTGGCCATTTTAGATAAATTTAAAAAAGCATGGAATGCCTTTCAAAATTATGAACAGGAGAGTTTCGATTATAACATAGGTCCAACTAGTACGTATCGTCCAGATAGAACTAGGCATTTATTTTATAACGATAGATCAATCATTACAGCCATATATACTCGCATAGCTATTGATGTCGCAAGTGTAAAATATAAGCATGTGGTTGTCGATAAAGTCGGTAGATACTCAAAAGATAAAGAAAGTTCCTTAAACGAATGTTTAACGCTCGAACCAAATATAGATCAGTCACCAAGAGCCTTTAGACAAGATTTAGTAATGACTTTATTTGATAAAGGCGTTGCTGTTATTGTTCCAGTAGAAACAGGCTCAAATCCTAACACTAATGAAAATTACGACATTTACTCAATGCGTGTTGGAGAAGTGGTTCAATGGTACCCAAAGCATGTTAGAGTTAATGTTTACAATGAAGCTAAAGGTCTTAAGGAAGAAATAACCTTACCTAAAAGAAATATTGCTATTGTTGAAAACCCGTTATACGCAGTTATGAATGAGCCTAACTCAACATTACAGCGACTTTTGCGAAAATTAACACTATTAGACACCGTTGATGAACAGTCGAGTTCTGGTAAGTTAGACTTAATTATTCAGCTACCATACACTATCAAGACAGAAGCTCGAAAACAACAAGCAGAACAACGTCGAGAAGATATTGAATTTCAACTTAAGGGTAGTAAATACGGTATAGCATATACGGACGGAACTGAAAAAATAACACAGTTGAATAGACCAGCTGAGAATAATTTATTAAAGCAAGTAGAGTACCTAACACAAATGCTATACGGTCAACTTGGTATTACTGAGTCTATTATGAACGGTACTGCTGATGAAAAAGCAATGCTTAACTACTTTAATAGAACAATAGAACCAATTCTTGAATCAATCATTGAATCACTTGAACGAACTTTTATTAGTAAAAAAACAGAGAGTATCAAATATTTCAGAGACCCATTTAGATTAGTTCCGCTAACTGAGATTGCTCAAATAGCCGATACTTTTACTCGTAATGAAATTTTAACGTCTAATGAAATTCGTGGTTATTTAGGAATACCACCGTCATCCGAACCAAAAGCGGATACGTTAAGTAACCCAAACATGCCGCAACCATTTGACCCAGCTATGCAGGACCCAGCTATGCAGGACCCAGCTATGCAGGACCCAGCTATGCTACAACCCACATCGTCCGGAGTTCAAGATGTATATAGTCTAGGAGCTGAATTATTAGGAGACCTAGAATCATCTGGCGGTGGAGTTAAAAATACATATAGTCTAGGTGCTGAATTATTAGGGGACTTATGAAACTAGTTCTTGTTATTTGGCATGATGCGCATGCTGGTTCTGGTTCATGGGAATATTTAAATGATTTAGAAGACGATGGTGACTATGTTGTTAAATCTGTTGGATATTTAATTGATGCTAAAAAATATGGTAAAAAAAAACACACCTCGATAGCACAGTCGCTTAGCGAAGTTGATTGTCTAGACTCCATTTTACACATACCAAATGCAATGGTTCAAAAAATAATAAATCTCGTTGAAGAACCAGAAGTAACAAAAATACAACAGATTTTTAAACAAAAGACATCTCTATGAAAGGAATAAAAACAATGGCAAACTATGATTTTAGTGGTTACGCTACTAAAGCAGGGCTGCGTTGTACCGATGGTAGGACAATTATGCCTGGTGCTTTTAAACATCAGGATCAAATGAAAGTCCCATTAGTATGGCAACACGGCCATAATGATCCAGAAAATGTGCTTGGACACGCTATTCTTGAAAATCGAGAAGACGGTGTTTACGCATATGGATATTTTAATAGCTCAGTAAAAGCTTCGCATGCTAAAGGTTTACTTGAACATGGTGATATTAATATGCTGTCAATCTGGGCAAATGAATTAATTGAAAAAGCTGGTCGCGTACTTCACGGTGCAATTCGAGAAGTAAGTCTAGTTCTTTCTGGAGCTAATCCAGGGGCAATTATTGAAAGTGTAACTATTCGTCACTCAGATGGTTTTGAGACTCAGCTTGAAGATGAAGCTATTATTTATACGGGTATTGAACTCTTTCACTCAGTTAATAAAAAAGAAATTGATATTGTTGAAGAAGCAGTATTAACACACAAATCAGGAGATGCTAACATGGCAGATATGCCTAACAAGACAGAAGCCGCAGCTGGTTCAGATATGACTGTTCAAGACGTATTTGATACACTAAGTGATGAACAAAAGCAAGTAGTATATTACTTAATTGGTCAAGCCGTAGAAGATAGTCAAGACGAAGCAGTAATGGCTCAAAGTGGATTAGACGATGATGCTAGTGCACAAGAAGTTTATGAATCACTAAACGAACAACAACAAGAGCTCTTTAATGCACTCTTTGAAGATGCACAAGAAGAAATTAATCACGCAAACACGAAAGGTATGGAAATGTCAAATAACATTTTTGAAAACAACAACAATAAGGCACAGGCTGCTATTTCTCACGCTGATTTGCAGGGTATCGTTGCTGATGCCTCAAAGGGCGGATCGCTTAAAGATGCAATTGAGTCATATGCATTGTCACACGGTATTACCGATGTTGATCAGCTATTCCCAGAAGCTACTGCACTTGATGCTGTTCCAGAATGGCTTAAGCGTCGTACGGAATGGGTCACTAAGTTGCTTGGCGACACCCGTAAGAGCCCGTTCAGCCGCATTAAGACCATGCATGCCGACATCACGCTTGATGATGCCCGTGCTAAGGGTTATGTAACTGGCGACTTGAAGAAGGAAGAGTACTTCGGCGTGTCAAAGCGCATCACGACTCCTACTACCATCTACAAGAAGCAGAAGCTTGACCGTGATGACATGATCGACATTACCGACTTTGATGTCGTTACCTGGTTGAAGGCTGAAATGCGCATGATGCTCGATGAAGAAATTGCTCGCGCAATCTTGATCGGTGACGGTCGTGACGTTTCGCACGAAGACAAGATCAACGAAGGTAACATTCGCCCGATCGCTAAGGATCACGAGTTGTACACCACCGTTGTTAACGTTAACTTGGATGACGCAAACTCATCAGTGCAGGAAGTTATTGATGCGATCATCAAAAACCGCAAGCACTTCAAGGGTACCGGTACACCAACCATGTACACCACCGAAACCTATATCTCACAGTTCTTGCTACTCAAGGACACACTTGGTCGTCGAATCTATCGTGATCTTGGTGAATTGGCTTCGGAACTGCGTGTTCTGGACATTGTTCCGGTTGAAGTTATGGAAGAAGAAGCAGAACTCGTTGCTATCCTCGTTAACCCGCAGGACTATGTCCTCGGTGCTGACAAGGGCGGAGCAATCTCAATGTTCGACGACTTCGACATCGACTACAACCAGCACAAGTACCTCATCGAGACTCGTTTGTGTGGAGCACTCATTAAGATGAAGGCAGCCATTGTTGTTAAGAAGGTTGCGGCTAACGCAGCTCTTGTTACTCCAGTTGCACCGACCTTTGTCAGCGCCACCAACACGATCACCATTCCTACAGTTACTGGTGTAACGTACAAGCAGGGAACGACCGTTAAGACCGGAACTGTTGTAATTACAGCAGACGCGACTATCGTTGCTTACCCAGCATCTGCCGGATATTACTTCGCAACTAGCGAAGACGATAGCTGGACCTTTAAGTACACCGCCTGATTTTAAGGAAAACCGATGGCTAAATTTTACGGAATAATTGGCTATGGAGATGCAATTGAAGATCCCGCAGACTCTGGTATATGGATAGACGATATTACTGAAATTTCTTATTTCGGCGATGTTGTTCGAAATACAGCAAAGTTTGATAAGGGTGAAAAAATAAACAATGATATCTCTGTGGGCAACTCAATAAGTGTTATTGCTGACCAGTATGCCATCGATCATTTTTTTAAGATTAAATACGTAAGTTGGGCGGGGGTTCTTTGGACTGTTACAAGTGTAGAAGTTCAACACCCCCGCCTAATCTTAT